TAAAGAATATGAGAGATCGTTCTGAGTCTTTAGAGTTTGACCTTAGACAGAATGACATGACCCTTACTTACACCCTCGACCCTAGTCACGAGATGTTTGATAATAAAATGTCTCAATACTTTAATAGTCTTGTTAGTGCTGTGCAAACAGCCAGAAGACTTGGGGTCAATATAAGTGGTACTAAAGATAATTGTATTGACATGCTTAAGAAGGCTAGCGTACCTGAACAGGTTATAGAGAAGGTTATATACACTGTACTAAATGGAGAGGGTAGTGAAACACTTAGGATAGGAGATAAATAAAAAAAACAATTTATATTAGAAAATTAATAACTATATTTACTGTACTTCAAACTTTCATAAGTTTTTGGTTTTTGGTTAATTGAAGGGAGGGGTGGTTCCCTCCTTTTTTTATTTAAAGTAAAGCATGGAATTAGGAATACAATTAATACAAGGATTTGTGTTTGGAGTTAGAACATTTAACTCAACAGAAGATATTCCATACAACGAAGTCCAACTATTTGCTGGACCTGTATGCGTATATATTGTTTGGGAGTAATAAGGGGACCGCTGACGACCAAGTCTTTGTGCCCCCTTACGAACACATCTTGCAGCACTCACGCAGCTTACTCTCGTTAACTAAAAGAACCCCTGCTTAAAATAAGATTTATAGTTGCGTCAACTTCTTTTTGATTTGATGGGACGTATACGTCTAAGTGTTGATCTGTATCATGCAGATACTTTAAAAACAACTTAAACCTCATTTTAAACTCAGCAGTTCTTAAGCCTTTAGTTTCTATTATAAAACCTTTCTCTAAGTTTATAAAGTCAGGCGTGTAGGATATATTTCTAATCTTACCCGTCTTCTCTTTATAAACAGTTTTACCCTTTGTCTTACCTTTATCCATAAGGAGACCATCAAACTTGAATTTCTCTACAAGCTCAAATGTTCTTCCTTCGTATTTATTAGGGATCTTTGCTTTAAGTAAAGCTCTGTAGCAATAAAGCTCTAGCCCTGAAGCGAATGTAATACCATCTACAGTATGCTTCTTAGCTCTAGTTATCTGCCTACCTTTTCTTCTTTTGAACTTCACTTTCTACCTCTATTCCTAGCTCTATTATTAGACTGTGATTCTAATACGGTGCCACCATCTTTAGTGTGAGAAACATCTTTACCATCACCTTTCTTACCTTTCTTTTTATTCATAGCGTTAAGAAATGCTCTGTAAAGTTTTCTGCCCATAGTGGCACCATACTTAGCGTTGTATCTGTCTTTCTTTTTTTTAGCTTCAGGATTGTTTTGGTAGTATTTAGCACTGTCACTATTACCTACTTTTGTTCCTGCTAATTTATTCCTTGCCATATTGTTTTATATTATATTGGCAAGATACAAATTATTTCTTTTCCTCAGTAGGTACAGGTATTCCAAATATGTATTTAGCTACCTCTAGTGTATTATTCAATAAGGATTTAGCATCCTTGCTAGTAGGTAAAGACATGGCTATCTCCATTGCTTTTGCTCTCATTTCGCAATCAAGTTTTGCGTACTTGTACCTTTTTTCTTCTTCTTGTAATTCTTCTTTCTTGTTCATCTCTAAAATTTAATTATAGTTAATAAATTTAAGTCTATGTAAAATAGGAGTTCCCTATCCCATATACTTCCTGGTCGTGGGTTCTTCATGCCACCCCACTCAACTGTGGCTTTTGTTATTTTTCTTAGCCAAATATAACCAATTCCATCGAGAAATCTCCACGCTATACATAAAGGTAAGTCTCTATGTAACGCTTCTTTTTGGCAATGCTGTATTTTTCTTACAGACGTTCTAACTCTTTCTATGTTAGACATATTAAGACTCATTGTCTTTATCTCACACAAAGATACAACTTTCATTGTTTTATTATCTATTACTTCAGCATCAACGGGAGCGTACCTATCTAACTGAATGAAGTTCAAGTCTTTACCATCTAATAAAATTTTTAAAGTATCTTCTTCTCTTACTCTATCAGATTCTTTCTCAAACTTAGGCTCCTTCCTCATCTTTACAAGTCTTTTGATCTATACCAAAATCTTTATGTATTTGAGATATTATATCAACTTGTCGCTCATCCTTATGCTCTTTATACACTTGAAGTAGTATTAAATACCCAGTAACATCCGTAAGATCATTCTCACTCATGTATGTTTCTTTGCTTTTAATCCTATTAAGTTTATCGTTTATCCTTGCTTGTATAGCATACATAGGATCTACCTCGAACAACAATCCTTTATCGAATACGGAGTTACCATAAGCTATGTTTTTCTCAATCAGAAGATCTCTAATTTCGTCACACTTTTTTCTTATCTTGTCTTGCATGTTTTTTATTTAATTTAGGTTTAACATTCTTTTTTTTAGGGCTACTAGGCTTACGCTTATTTTGTACTTTATTTTTAAGTACCTCTTCACTACCTTTAAGGTTATATTTTTCTTGATTGATAATTGGAGTGTTTTTGTTATTAAGCCTTTCATATTTTTTTAGTTGTGTGTTATACTTAATCATTTCTATAGTTATGCATAAACTTACTACGGACATAACTGTTACTACTATTATTGCTGCTGTCATTTTAATTTAGTTTAGTTTAAAATTTACCTCTTATTCGACCTCCTGGTCTTTTGATTATACTACCAAGTCCTCTACCTTCCTCTTTAATCTCTTCCATGTAGTCATCACAACACGTGGCTTCAGGTGANACAACTTTGTCTTTTACAAACTTAATTGTGTGGGANGTTAAAGTTAATGTTGATTTACATTTTTTACATTTAAATTTAGCCATATTTTTTTTAATAAATATCGTTAGACATACATAGGTACTGATAATCTAATATACCTATAACTTTAAACTCTATATCTTGAGTAGATTTATGTTTTATTTCTAAGCCTTTAATAAAATAATCGTTAGACTCTAAGGCTTTAGGCTCAATATCTGTCACACAAGTATCTACTTTAGATTCTTTCCAAGTTTTTGCTGGCTTTCTCACTCCCTTCACGTACCTAACCACTCTCCACTTGTAAGATATTTTTGCTTGATATATTTTTTTCTTCATTTTTTACTTTAAAATTTCATAAATTATTTGTCTTGCAAATAAAAATAAAAAATACAAACCACTTAGCGTTAATAATATTTCTGAGATCATATCTTAAAATGATTNNTTAGGTTGTGATGATATAAACTTAACCTCAAAATCTTGAGGGTCACTAAACTTAGTGTATTCTTTTTCAAACCTTAAAGGTAACGTACCCGTACCTATGTTTCTACCCTTAGCAAAGATTAAATCTACCAAACCTTCTGTAGGATTACCACTGTCATCCTGCATAATACCATAGTATTCTGGTCGGTATACTAGCATAACAATGTCTGAAGCCTGCTCAATCTCACCACTCTCTCTTAGATCTGACAGCGTAGGTCTTGATCCTTCTCTTCTATCCACACCTCTACTTAATTGAGATAGAGCAACGATTGTTATATTTAACTCTTTAGCTATATTCTTAAGTTCACGAGCAACTAAGGCTACCTCTTGTTCTCTAGAGTGACCACTACCCTTGACTAATTGAAGGTAGTCCACGAGTACAAACTTAACATCTTTAGTTATAACGTACTGACGTATCTTATTTAGTAAGTACCTGAGAGAAGAATCCTTGCACTCATCTACAAATAACATAGTGTTTTCTAGTTTACCTATAGCCCTATCAACTCTTCTTAACTCTTCGTCCTCAAGCGTACCTTTCATGATGTATCTATTGTTAACCATACTTTCCAAAGAAACTAACCTTTGTAGTAGCTGAGTATCTCCCATCTCGTAGGAGAATATCGCAGCAGGAATATCAGCCTTAGCACAATTATAACAGAAAGCTAAACCTAAAGATGTCTTACCCATTGAGGACGCTCCACCTATAACAATAAAGTCAGTCTCTTGCCACCCACCTGTAAACTTATCTACTGATTGAAAACCTGTAGGCACACCAATCATCTGATCAGAAGACATTCTCTTTTGTATGTCATCATGTAGTACCTTTAGTTGTTTCTTAATATCAGGAATATCACTACCCCTAACCTCAGATATAGGCTTAATCTCTGTCTCTACAAATTCTAAAATTTCAAACAAATCATCGCCACGATTAATCTTATTGTTGGTTAACTCTACAACCTTCTTAAGCCTTATCTTCTTCTCTTCTTGAGATAGAAACAAGACCATGTGTTCTGTGTTGTAGTGACTAAAATCTTTAGCATAACACTCAGCAATTCTATAGTCTGATAATGGGTCTTTTATTAGAGAAGATACGATCACTAAGTCTACCTTCTCTCCTTTATCTAGTCTATCTGAAACTACTGTGTATATTTTTTTATTTAAAGGATCTTTAAATATTTCTCTAGCTATCAAGCTATGACTGTCGTAATACTCCTTAGGGTAACTCATTATCCTACCAAGCAACGCAATCTCCATGTCTGTATTATCTTTCATCGGTTATGTATTTTGGTTTGGTATATCGGTTAACCTTCTTGTTTTGTTTATCTAAATCATTTTCCCAAGACTTTGCGTTTAACCAAGTTCTAGGGTTTTTCCTATACTTCTTGTCTGGAGTTGACTCGACATAAGCCTTGACGCCTTTAACAGCTAAACCCATTTCTTTTATGGTTAAGTTCATAAAGGTTGTCCTAGTATGAGGCTTGTCTACTCTTTTATCGTAAAGATTCCAAAACATATTAAACCCAGCCTCTTTTCTATCTGAGGGTATTTCTGACTCGTTGCCACTAAATCTAAGATCATGAACTTTGAAGTGACTAATGATATTATTTAAAACACATTGAGACTCCATCTCATTATTGTACAAGGACTGATGAATGTTTGAGCCTATATGAAAATTTATAACGCTCCCATCTACCTCTACAAAGTCTACCCTATCTATGTTTATTATATCTGTATCTGAAACTCTGTACTTCATGTTGGTTTTTGGTTAAGATTAAAAAAAAGGAGGGGATTACTCCCCCCCCCATGTTAAAATGGTAAGTCATCCTCTGCTTGAGCTACAACTTTTTTAGCTTCTGGTTGGTAGGTGTTCACCTCAACAAAGTGAGTTTTACCATACTCATTGGCTCCATCACGATTCTTGGAGACCTTTAACTTAATAAACTTCTCGTTGTTATACTCAAACATAAAGCTTGAAGCATCTTTACCTAACTTAGTTAGGTTTACAGAGATCTCTACTAAGTCTCCGTCAAATTTTTCTACGCCACTTCCAACGTAAATTCTGTCTGTTTTTTTACTCATAGTCTTGATTTTTGATAAAATAATTAACTAACGCATCCCTTTCTGTTATATCCAAATACTTTGCAATTTTCTTAACGTGCTTAACTTTAAACTCGTCTGGATTATCTAGGTATTTGTATAGGGTAGGTCTGCTTAACCCTATTCTTTCTGAGAGCCATAGGACACTCATTTCTTTTTCTATTAATATTTCTTTTAATGTCATAGTGTTTCCATTATTAAATGTTCATCTACAGACTCTTCATTGTCTATGAAGAATCTTCTGTACACATCCAAGAGGTATTTATATTCATCCCTACCTCTATCTATAAACTCTTGACCAGCATAAAATATAGACACATTATATGGTGCTTCTTTTTCTTGAGTTATAAATACAAACTTATCACAACCAAACCCATCCATATAGAATGATGCTTGTCTGTCGTATCCGTACTTCTTGCAAGAGTTAGAGAAACCCCACATACTACCATCTCCAGTAGTCTTAAGATCTATCAAAGTCTTACCATTTCTATAGTCAGCCTTACCTTTACAGAACACATCTGTATCATCATCTTGCCAAGCGTTTGCTATTTCTCTCTCNCCTTCTGATTGAAGTAAGTCTTTTACCTCGTTATGAGAGAACAAAACATCTTGCATTCTCATAATTTTATCGTACTCTTTAGTTAGGATTATAGTGGGTGCTTCAGAGTTTTCTTGTTTAAACTCCTTATAACCTTTAGTAGTCCTTGTAGATGAATCAAACACCTTAACCTTGTCGTTAAACTCGTTAGGCTCTAGCATAGCCACATGGTATGCTCTTCCAAATATCATAGGAAAAGTCTCTGTTCTTAGGTGAGGGTTATCCCTCATTAACTTGTAGGTTCTAACATCTTTCTTTACTAACCCTAACTGCGAGTTCGTTACAAACTCGTAGTCAGAATAGTAAAAAGAGTCATCCTCTAATTTTTGTATAAAACTATCTAAACTCACTATAATAAAGTTTTAGACATCTTAAGAACTTTTGATAGGTTATCTGATTGAGTCTTAGATAAGGTATACCCACCCATCTTTTGCTCAACAACACTACCTTTACCTTCCTCTATAGCTTTCATCATTCCTTTGTACTGAGAATCATTTAGCTTAGGCTTAGACTTAGGTGCTACAGACTTGTTAGATGTTGTGCTTTTTACTGCACCATTACCATCATCATCACCCGTAACTACACCAACGAATGATGCTAGAGCATATCTCCTAGCGTAGGATATAGCTGAACCAACACCATGTGCATCTTCCTTAGAGGGAATGTACATAGTGGATGATAGATACTCACCACTTGAATGTGATAAGATTGTTGTTACCCCACCTACATCTGTAGGCATTTGAATGATTGCAAGTTCGTTCTCAGCTAATAACTTTCTAACTGAATCCCATACTGCACCAAGATCAGCATAGCTTGACTTGAAAAAAGGGTTCTTTGAATTTTCTTTGGCAGGTCTTAATTGAGACTGCACTTTTGATAAGGCAAGGGTTAATTTGCCAATGGTTTCTGATTTCTCCATTTTGGTTTTGATTAAATTAAATTTATTTTCTGATGTAAATATAGTAAATATTTTTTACTTACTAATTCTTTTTGTTATTTTTATTTACACAATACCTAATATATTATAAGATATTTCCTCAGGTATTATTGCATCTAGGCTTTCACACATATTCTCCATCACTTCTTCCATCTCTTCGTTAGTGTTTACTACCATTATAATGCTTATACCCTCTTGTGATGGCATCATAAGTGTGTGTGATAACGAGGTGTGTTCACCAAAATCTACTTGAGTTACTGCTAGGGTATCCGTCCAAACAAAATACACATAATTTATATTGTTACTCTTTAAAGCTCTCTCTAAAATCTTCATGTTAGGATGTTTGTTAGGAGTTACTCTATGGTCTATCTTATTATCTATCCCCGAATTAATCAGTAGATTCTTTAGAATTTCTTTTTCGTACATATATATTTATTACTTTAATAATAGCTTCTGTTCGAACATTGTCAGTTGTATGCATTTTTAAACAACGCAAAATTTCTTGCCTTAAATTTCTAGTTTTAGGCATAAACAAATTATCTATAGAATCTTTAATTAATTTTATATAAGAATTATAAGGTGCAGACTCATTTATAAACTTGCAACCATGTATAATTGTTGCGTGGTGTCTGCCTCCCATTAATTCTCCTATAACTTCAAAACTTAAATCTGTATGTTTTCTCAGATAATAAGCTAATGCATGACGAGCTGTAGACAATTCTCTTCGCCTATTTTTCTTTATCATTTCGCAAGGATCAACGCTAAGAAGATCAGAAACAAAATCTAAAGCATCGCTATATGCTTTATTGTTAGTTCTTATATATTCACTATCCTTTATTAATCTATTCATATTTCACATTTTAAATCTTTGGTTAGGTTTATAGTTCCAATTCAGATTCGTTTGCGTGTTCTATCCAATCCAAATTATTGTACTCAGACAAAAAAGGTTCTTCATAGTATCGCTCTATTCCAATATTTAAGTAATATTCTTTTACTTGCTTGACATTGTATCCATTATCTGTTTTCATAATTGTAGTTTTTTTAAGTTTGGTTAAAGTGATTCTAAATTACAAATGCCCTCCATATTTTTCTCCATTAACATCATACCTCGTCTCTCTATCTGATTCGGGTGCGTTCATACCATCACAAGACGGATTGTTAAACCCATTCCCATAATCAAGTTCGGCATCATTAAACTTGTTGTCTAACGATTGTTCCCACTCACCTTCATTATCAGATAGCCAATCATCAGTTTTATCTAATGGTAAGTCTTCAGGTAAGCCTATTGTTATCTTAGCTACCTTATGGTATACTCTGCGTTCAGTTATTGTAACACTACGCATACCATGATGCTTAACCTCGTTAGTCTCTAAAGCCTTGAGGTAATCTGACATGTTTTTAACCTGATTTTCAATAGGTCTATTGCGATTGTATTGCTCAATCAAGAACGCTTGATGCTCTTTACTTCTTAGATTTAATGGTTGACTTTTTTCCCAACCCCATTCAATTGTATTGTTTTCCATTTTTATTTATATTTAGTTAGATTTTATCGTAATCCTACAACCACATTAACAGTAAATACATAATAGTAATCTCCTATGTCTGAATGTATAGCGTTATCTTCTCCTATACATACCATCACTCTACCACCCTCTTCAAAATTATCATCACAAGATTCTCCATCCATTATAAAAGAGTTTACTGCGTCTACATCCTTGTACTCCTCGTACCACTTGAGATCACTCCCCTGATAAATAATGTATTCAGTAGATTCTTCTATAATTTTATTATTGTTGTTACGCCTTCTCCACTTCTGAATGTAAACATCTTTAGTAAAGGGAGGATAATCTCCCTTAAGTAGATTGTGTTTATTCATGATAGCATCTAGCTTTTTCTCGTCTTTTTTTGGTACTGCTATATGTACCTCGCTTCTGTATCCCATAATTTCTAGTTGTTTTGTTTTGGTTTAATATAAAGACTCTTTCTTCCTAGTAATTCTTTTGATAATAAAACAATATGATTCTTAAACTTTTCTTTTTCAGTTTTATTCATTTCATTATATAAGTTGTGCAATAAAGCGTTTATTTTAATTTTATCTATTTGCATAGTTTCTAGTTGTTTTGGTTTTTAATAAATTCTACTACTGCTTGGTAGGTAGCTTCAAGTTTAGTGTTACCATTTTCGCATATACATATATCTCGACCATTTATGTTGCATTCAAATACCTCAATCATTACATTAAAAAAACTATCTGAGTTATCTTCATCATCGGTTTTAGTACATTCAATCTTCTCTACTACGGGCATTAGCCAATCCCAAGAGTTGTGGTAAGAAAAAGATTTAACCTCTGCCTCTTGATTATAAATTTCTTTTATTTTCTTATTCTTCTCAGTATACCCCATAAATTCTGCTATAAGTTTATTGGTTTGCTTCCATAATCTTAGTTGTTTTGGTTAATAAATTCTATTATTGCTTGGTAGGTAAGTTCATTACCTTTACATGACTCTAGTATATCTGTATCACCATTTACATCAGGAATTGTTTTTTTTAACACCCAATCATTTCCATTAGGATTGTAGGCTTCCTCAATCCCCATGAATTCTGCTATAAGTTTATTGTCTCTCATCTTTATATTTTTCTTCCCATTGTTAATACCCATATGTCATCGGTTACAAATCCTTTAGACTTCATATATTTTATTTTCTCATTTATCTTTTCTTTCCTCTTATTATTATATTCAGTCACCTTATCTTTATGCTCCAAGACTAAACTATTTGGTTTAACTTTTCTTAATTGATGGTGAAATTTAATTTGTTCATGTTCTTTTTTCATTTTTTTTAGTTTTAGGTTCTTTACTTTTTTTAGTCTCATGATAGTGATTCGATTGCATTCTTTCTCTCTGCAATCTATTTATCTCTACCCCTTGCATCATTGCTTGTTGCATCTCTAAGAATAATTCTTTCATTTGTCCCATGATTTATTGGTTATCAATTATTTGTTTTTCTATATCGTTTGTCGAGCCAACATCAAAGTAATCGTATATGAATTCAGTAATGTCTATAGCTTGTGAAGACTTATTACAATGGTANATAATACTAGATACTTCTAGTTCCTCATCAGAAACATAAGCCTTTGCTACTACCTCGTAGTCTTTNGTTTGAATAAGTGTTGTGGTTGTGTTCATAGTTATTGATTTGGTTATTGGTATGGTGTAAATTTAGTAAAGTTATTTTACATACACAAATTTAATTTACATTAGCTAATAGTTTAGTTGTTTAAAATCCATATATAAGAATTCTTCTTGACCTTCAGTATAAGGAACTGAAGCAATGAAGTAATTCAATCTGTTCACATAGTGAAATCCTTGTACTATGTACTGGACACCATCTATTTCAATTAAAGTCCAAATAAATTGGGTATCATGAGATTGAACATATTTTAAGTCTTCTCCATAAGTTTCAAAATACATATCAGCACCAATATTATTTCCATTAGTCTGTCTTTCTTTATATTGCTTATGCTCTATGTGATTATATATAGGCTTATAATTTTCAAAAAATCCTTCACTTTCTTTATCTTTATATGTTTCTTCTAATGATTTCCAATCTATCAAATTCGTGTCTATTAAATCAGACCAAATACAAGTACCAATAGTATTTATTAAATTTTCGTATTCCTCTTCGAAAAGATCTTTTTGCACTAAATAATCTTCGTATGAATTAATAAAATCTCCATACCATACATTGAACAACCATGTTTCACGATTTGCCCAACCATTATATTTTGAATTTTCCATAGTTTTAGTTTTTATTTGTTAGTTGTAATCTTATGTATTCCCCTTTATCATCCTCATCAACATCAGCAATATTATACTCATCTGTTTCAATGATATTGTGTAACGCTTCTTCTGTGTGGTAGGTAGATTTAATCTGTATCTCCACTATATCGTTACCAAAGTAATCTTCTAATTTAATTCTCATAATTGTTAATGTTTTTAAAAAACTTGATTATTAATTATATTTATTATAACTTCGCCATCTACTTTGTAATACTCTTTTCAAACTTTCTTTATAGAAACTTTAAAAAATCTCAAACAATAGCAGAACATAAGGGTCTTTTAGTACGGAGGGATTGTGACTTATGTGATGACTATCCCTCCTTTTGTACATAACATCTCGATTCCTCGTTATTACAGAGTTATATAAGACCATACCTATGTCTTGTTTGCACATCCCTAATAGAATAGGGACATACAAGTTCTATATGCTTCAGGGTTCTTATCAACCCTCTTAAATGTACTTGCGATAGGATTCAAGGTATCGCTATCCTTGTACTCTTTTAATGCTTTAGTAATAGCACCACGCTTAGTCTTAGCGTATAGGGTGTTCCATCCTCCACCTTCGAAGTTGAACATGAATTCTTTTAATGGTAGTTCCATAATTTTTAGTTATCTAGGTTAGTTAAAAAGTTTTCTAGTAGGGTGTTGTATCCTGCAAATTCTGTAATAAGTTCGCCTTTGATTGAGGAT